GACCGTAGCGATGTCGAAGAGCGCGTGGCCAGCACCTATCAGGCATCGCGTGCGCTCAATGAAAAGTACAAGGCTATGCGCACCAAGCTCGAATATGAGCTGGCCGCTGGCAATGTCATTGCCCGTGAAAACGTGGAGTCGGCCTTTCGCTTTGTCGGCGGCGCACTGGCTGGCCTGCTTGAAAACTTGCCGGGACAGTACGCCTCACTGCTTGCGCCAGTTACTGATACCGACGAAATGGAGCGGCTACTTGCCGAAATGTGCGAGACCATGCGCGCTCAGTTTGGCGAGTCCATTGCCCGGCAGCAGCGGGAGATAAACGAAAGGCCGAAGTCGTGAGCGCCCCGCTCACCCTCGACGAAGCCTGGTGTCTGTCACAGGTCTGGCACACGGCGAAGCCAAGGCCGCGCGTGTCAGTCAGCCAGTGGGCGGACGGCAATATCATCCTCACCAGCAAGCAGTCCGGCGAGTACGGGCCATGGCGTACCAGCCGCAACCCGCTCGTGCGGGAGATACAGGACTGCTTTTCGCCGGACTCCCGCGTGCGCGAAGTCGTTTTGATGGTCGCCGCGCAGCTATTCAAGACCTCGGCCATCGTCAACATTTTGGCGGCGAATATGAAGCAGGCACCGGCCCCGATGATGGTGATGAACCCCACGCTTGAAGCCACCGTAGCATGGAAGGCGCAGCGCTGGAACCCGATCATGCAGGACACCCCGGCGATACGTGACCTAATTGGCGGGCTGCGCATGCGAGACGCCGCGAACCGGCAGGACATGATCGACTTCCCCGGCGGCATACTGTTCTTTTCGAGCGGCAACAGCCCGAATAGCTACGCCGGTAAGTCAGTCAAGATCATGGTGATGGATGACCTCGACCGTTTCCCGCAAGAAATAGCTGGCGAAGGTGACCCGATATTTCTGGCCAGACAGCGACTATCCTCATTCAGACGGGCAAAGCTCTTGCTGGCCAGTACGCCGACCGAGACGGAGACCAGCCATATCTGGCACGCATGGGAGAGCAGTGACCAGCGCCGCGCCTGGGTGCCATGCCCGCACTGCGGCGAGTACCAGCCATTGGAGTGGGGCGGCAAGGACATAGCCTACGGCCTAAAATGGGACAAGGGCTTGACCGAAGCCGGATACGTCTGCCGACACTGTGGCAGCTACATCGCCGAACGTAACAAGCCCGAAATGCTGGCCAACCACCAATGGAGACCCGCGCATCCCGAAGTCTCACGGCGCGGCTACACGGCCAGCAAGTTGTATTCGCCTATCGGACTTGGACCGTCATGGCTTGACCTCGCCCGCCAGTGGCATGACGCCATCCAGAGTACGGCCACCCACCAAGCCTTTGTGAATACCGTGCTTGGCGAACCATGGACTGCACGTGGCGAAGAGATCACCAGCGCTACGCTGCTGTCCCGGCTTGAAACCTACGACCCGGATGAGATGCGCGAATTGGGCTACGTGCTGACGGCCGGGATCGACGTGCAAAAGTCTCGCATCGAAGCCAGCCTGTACTGGGTTGGTCCAGATGAGGAGTGCTGGTACCTGACGCACATCATTGAGGAGGGCGACACGGCAGGCGCAGAGCCGTGGGATGCCCTTGAAGATACGCTTGCCGAGTTCAGGCCAGACTGTGGCGGCGTGGATACCGGCTACAACACTGACCAAGCCGCCGCATTCTGCAACCGCTTCAGAAATTTCTACCCGCTCAAAGGGATTGAGGGACGTGGTAAGACGCTGATCGAAGATGACGCCGCCCGCAAGATGCGCCTGCGCCGCAAGAAAAAAAAGGGATTCAGCCCGCACTTAGTGAGTAACCAAGCTGGCATGGCGCTGATCACGCGCTGCCTGAAGCTCACACCGCCTGAATTGGATTCAGACGGCAAGCTGTGTGCGACACCCGGATACATCCACTTCCCTGTTGCCAATTGCTTCGACGCCGAATTCTTTGACCAGCTCACCAGCAACAAGCTCGAAGAAAAAAAGGTGCGCGGCAAAACCATCTACGAATGGCGGGAGCGCAAGCCGAACGAAGCCTATGACTGTTGGAAGTACGGGCTGGCCGGTTTCAGGCTATCCAAGCTGAAGACTTCACAGCGCGCAAAACCAGTAGCCGAAGAAAAAACCAGTGCGCCGCCGGTGCGCGTCGCGCAAAGCAGACCGGAGGCGCGAGCGTTGCCGCGTCGAAAATTCGGGCGGGCATGGTGAGCGAATTCATCGAAGACGTGCAGGCACGGTTTGCATTGGCATTGCAGCGTCTTGGCATCAGCGAACAAGTTGCAGAGATGGTGAGCGCAGAGTTCACGGCAGACCTGGCCTCGGCCTGGCATGGCAGTGAGGTCTATATCAGCCGTCGGCCAATAGAGCAGGCGCGCATCAAGGATGAGGTGCGCCGCAAATTCAATGGCCGCAATGCCAGAGAACTTGCACGAGAGCTTGAAATTGGCAGGGCGACCGTGTACCGCATTATCAAAACCGCTGGCAAATAGTCTCACTCTCCCCTGTAAATGAGACGGTCAAGCCGCTAATTTAGCGGCATGGCACTCACTCAAACTGATCTCGATGCGCTCGACGCAGCCATCGCATCCGGCGTCCTGACCGTTCGGACAGGCGATAGAACCATTACCTATCAGTCGATAGCCGAATTAAAGGCGGCGCGCGATCACGTTGTCGGCATAATTTCCGAAGCCGCTGGCAAGCGCCGGCCGGTCTTTTACTTCAAGCCAGCCGGACGGCGCGACTGATGCCGCCCACCTATTCTCTGCTTGATCGTGTAGTCGGCTGGGTTGACCCATCTGCCGGGCTGCGGCGCGCCATGGCTAGACGTTCGCTAGCCAAGGTGCGAGCCTATGAGGGCGCGAATTCTTCCGGTGATGGATGGATACCCCGCAGAACTGGCGCAAGCGCCAATGCAGACCACCGCGCCGATGCCGTCATGCTGCGCGCTCGCGCCCGCAGTCTGGTGCAAAACAACCCGTATGCGGCCAAGGCAATTTCTTGTCTGGTAAGCAACATCGTTGGCGAAGGCATCATGCCATCCAGCCGGGCAGCAGATGAGAAAACGCGGCAGACACTGGATGCTCTCTGGAAGGAGTGGGAGCCGGTTGCAGATGCCGATGGTGGCACAGACTTTCACGGACTGGTGGCACAAGCCTACCGCGCGATGGAACAAGACGGCGAAGTGTTGATGCGCCTGCGCATGCGCCGTCCCGAAGACGGACTGCCGGTTCCACTACAACTGCAACTGCTTGAGATTGATTATCTCGACTCTACAAAAAATGCTGCCCTGAAAAACGGTGGTCAGATTATCAGCGGTATTGAATTCGATGCGCTTGGCCGTGTGGCAGCTTATTGGCTGTTTGGCAACCATCCTGGCGATGGAGGATTATCATCCATACGCAGCAGCATGGTTTCAACTCGCTACGATGCGCAAAACATCATCCATCTGTTTGCGCCTGACAGGCCCGGCCAGGCCAGAGGCATCACACGCTTTGCGCCCGTCATCGCCCGCCTGCGTGACCTGGCCATTTATGAAGACGCCGAACTCGCCCGCAAGCAAAACGAAGCCCTGATGAGTGTGTTTATCAGCGGCAACGGTGAAGACTTTGCGATACCCGCCGAGAATGAAAGCGCCAGCGCAGCAGAAAAACGCGCGGCACTGACTGGCGATCTTGGCTACATCAAGCCTGGGGCTATCGTTGCGACAAGCGGCCAAAGCGTGACCTTCGCCGATCCGAAGGCCGCACCAGGCTATGACCTGTACATCCGCACGCAGCTCTACGCCATCGCTGCCGGTATGGGCGTGACCTACGAAATGCTCACCGGTGACCTGAGCCAAGTAAATTTCAGCAGCTCGCGCGTCGGTCAAATGGAGTTCAGGCGCAGCGCCGAGCAGCGTCAGTGGCACGTCCTGATCCCGCGCCTGCTCACGCATATCCGGCGGGCATTCGTTGACGCCGCCGTGCTTTCTGGCAAAGTGCCGCGCGCCGACTACACCACCGAATGGACGACGCCGAAATGGGACTACGTTAACCCGCTGCAAGATGTCGAAGCCGATGCCGCCGAGATTTCTGCCGGACTATCATCGGTATCTGAAAAGCTGCGCCAGCGCGGATACCAGCCGTCTGCCGTGTTCAAGGAGCTGGGGGAAGACTTCAAGGCGCTGAAGGATAGCGGTGCACTGGATTACTTGAGTTTTCTCAAGACAAAAATTACAGACACTGCCTCGCCTAATCCGCCGCCAGATAGCAACACACCGACCAACCCAAAGCGCAGCGATGACGGGGATTTGATGACGCGCGCGATGGCGTCACTGACTACCAGCCTAGCAGCGTTGGCGGCACGCGATCCGGCATCGCCAGTGGTCAATTTTCAGTCGGGCGATGTGCATATTGCCTCGCCGGACATCCTCATCGAGAATCGTATGCCGGATCAGTCTGCTCCGGTAGTAAATGTCGCTGCTGCTGAAGTCCGCGTGGACAACCATGTGCCGCAGCAACCTGCACCCGTTGTCCATGTAGCGCCAAGCACCGCCACTATTGAGGTGCGAAATGAAGTTCAGGCACCGTCAATTTCAGAGGTGACCATCGTTGGCATGCCGTCCCGCGAAACGAGTACCTCGGTGAAGCGTGACAAGGATGGGAATATTGTCACCACCACGCAGACCGAGCGGGATGCCTGACATTTTTAATCAAGGAGCAAAAAATGAGCAATCTGCAAGGACACGTCGGCGAATTAACTTTCAGTGTTCAGGTGACACGCAAGGACACCGGCGCAGTTGAAAACTACACGCTCGTCGGTGGCGTCACCGAAGAGCAGGCGAAGCAGCTAGGACTTTCAACCGAAACTTCAAAGGAGCACGAAAATGGCCGTCACTCATAGTACCGCATCACGAGACCTCGCAACCAACGCAGTCGTTGATCAACTGGATGGCGCGGGTAGCAAGCTGGTGTTTCGTATCTCGCCATCGTCCGTTGCATCACCCGGTACGGCTGTTGCCACGCTGGTCATGGCGACCCCGGCGTTTGGTGCGTCATCGGCAGGCACGGCAACAGCGGGCGCGATTGCCAGCGATACCAATGCCACCGGTAACGCATCGGCGGTGGCCTATGCTTCGTTGCAAACCTCTGCCGACGTGATTGCGATTCACTGCGCGGTGGCGGCCTCGGGGTCGGATGTCAACATGTCCAACGGGCTGACGGTTGCCGCAGGCGATACGGTTTCTTGCAGCGCGCTCAGCTACGCCGCCCTGTCCGCGTAATCCCCTTCACGGCGGGGCATAGGCCGTGACCATTCAATACGTCGGCGGTGTCACCGGGGGCCGCGCTGGTAGCACCTCCACTACAACGCAATCCCTGAGCGGCACGCTGACGGGAGGTATTGCCACATCCCCAGCAGCGGGGGATTTGGTTGTTGTTTATTGCTCCGTCGGTTCGGATTCTGCACCGGCCACAAGTCAGACCATCTCAGGTAATAACAGCGGGGCGTATAGCAACGAGGCGTTTCAGTCGGCAGATGATACAGTTGATTCAGGCTCGCAGCTCAACTATCAGCGCATGGGGGCGACGCCGGATACCTCGCTCACCATCCCATCGTCGGCCAGTATTCGCAACGCGCAGCGATGGGTGGTGCATGTTTTTCGCAATGTCGATGCCGCGACGCCACTTGATGTAGCCGCAGTCCCGGCCAGCGGGATAGATACCGGACGGCCTGATCCGGCGGCAATAACGCCAAGCACGGCAGGCGCGTGGATAGTAGCGTTCTACGCATCGGCGGCTGCGGCTGGGACAGCCTACACCGCGCCGACCGACTTCGCCACCGACTGGCTCGGCGGCACGCAAGCGGATACCGTCGATTGTATGCAAGGTGGCGGGTACTACACCGGCTGGACATCAGG